AAAGTGGGTTGCACTTTGGAGGAAAGGTCAACTGCTTAAGCAGTTGGAATAGTTGGCCAAACCGGGTTCGCTGGATCTTCTGTGTTCGCAGGAAGATCACGAAGGGCTTGCATGTAGGTTTTCCACTCTTCGGGGACGGGTACACCCGTCGTGAAAGCGCGTATAGCTACCCAATCACAATCAGTGAGACGTTTGTTGCGCTCTCTGCGCAGAATTTCCCACGGGTATTCGCGTTGAAGTTCTTCGTATACTTCCGCCACCTCCTCTTTAGTTGGTTTAGGGATTTCTTCATCGTGCCACACCATATTTTCATAATCTATTATACCACTTGGAAACGCCCAACACCATTTACCTGGGTACATTTTGAACAATGCATCCATATATTCCGGGGGTCTATCCATTTATTATAGTACACACAAATTTATAACATCACAAGTGATACATACTGTTCGAAACCCCCGCTGTAACTTGTTTGATTCCAAAATGAAAATATGACTTTATCATTTGGTCTTAAATATAAAACAGCACTTACATATTGCATCGTATAATCACCGCTCCCACCGGAACTTCCACCCCAGGGAACCATATAAGCATTTATAGATGCAGTGATGTATTTTTGTTGAGATTCTGAATACGTGATAAACGAGTTCCCCATATTGTATCCACCGGCGTTACTTCGTACAAAGTTATGACATAAGTAATATCCTTCATATGGAACTTGTACACCCGAAGTTTCCGATGTTGTATCGTCAAACACTCTGACCAATTTAACATTATTTGTAGGGTACATTGTATTCGTGTGTCGACGACCATTATCACCCAATTTCCATCTCATTGCAGAACTGCCTACACCTCTATTCGCTAGCGTTAAACCGTCACGCGTCGAATAATCATACATGGTTGTCGATGTAGGAATAGATTTTGCTCCAAATAGGGCGACCGGACACATAAAAGATGGTCTATCTGGGAATAAACCAACACTCGCTTTCAATATCCCTCGCACGTCCAATTGCGCTTCGGGAGCCTTTCCAATACCAACGGCTGTATCGCTGATGACCATGGACCGTCCGGTTCGGCCCAAGTTGTAGAGTTTCCGGACCTCCGAGGGTTCGAGGGCGACAGAGTAGAGTTTGGAGTTTGAAAGCTCATAATCTAGGTAAAATGCGTTGAACTGATTACCGAATCTAACCTCGGAAGAGTCTAAATTTAGTGAAACCTGGTTGTTGATAGCTATCAAAGTTTGTTTAACTCCATCTATATACATTTCTCTACCCGTTATAACACCGCCAGTGGCGGTAGTTTCATTATTTTTGAATATTGTGACACAATGATACCATCTATTCACTTCTGGAAACCAGTCTGAACCGTTTACTTGAACTTTCGAATTACACCCGTATATATAGTATTGAAATTGCCCCGAACCGTTGGATTGGACAGCTATTTGCTTTGTGCTACTATTTCTTCCTAGTAGAAATAGAACACCCGCATCGGTGCTACTGTGCAATTTGAACCAAAAACTTTTAGAGTGTACCCAAGCACCTGTACCTACACCGGATACAGTAGGAATATCAATATAATCATCTGACCCATCAAATACGAACGCCTTATCCACCATCGAATACTCCGCACCATTAAACGTCCCATGATTCCCTTTCCCCGAGATATCTGTTGGAGTCGAATTGACGGTGGTATCGAAATCTATCACCAACTTCTCGGGTCTCGGGGTTTCAGTATCCACATCGTACCGTGAAATGCGTGGCACATCAAGGGTCCGTCCTAAAGTCAGGGAACCCTTACTATCGAATGTTGTGGGACGAGGAATACCAAAGAATCGGATTTCACCTACAGTGAACGCGTAACTACCCTGTCCATGAGTCACTACAAACCCGATCACATTTAAAAGTTTAGTAGAGCTTATGGTAAAGGCTGGTGAAGCTACACCCCCATCTAGCCAGTGATTCGCACTCGTTTTATCAGACCAGCTGCCTACCTGGTCCCATGTACTTCCTCCATCAGCACTTCCAAAAATTATACCAGATTTAGGTGCACTGGCGGCCTCACCATTTCTGGCCGTTATTTGGAGAGATTTCATATCAACATGATACGGTAACGTCATATACATCCATTCACCACTAACACCATTAGGTGCAACATCTGATCCGGAGTATAAATTATTAGCTCCACCATATGTATTTACATCTGAATACCAGAAATCACCAACGGGTGCTTTCTTGTTAAACGCGTTCAGTATAGGTCCCGAAACGTGATGACCACTGTGTTTAATACAAAACACACCATGTCCCGGGACGTAGGTCTCGTAATCTGATAAGATACCTGGGGGATACTCTTGTACTTGTGTAGCAGCCGAAACTTCTAGGTTAGAAGAAACTGTTGCATTCCCACTCACAGTCAAATTAGAAGAAACGTATGCGTTCCCCACCACGTGTAAATTAGATGTAGGCCCACCAACACCCACACCAACACCGAGGCTTCCTGTGGTCGTATCGATCACCGTATTCGATGAAGCCCCGACGAAAGTCACCTTATCGACGCTTTTGAAATCGAGCGTGCCTTGGGGTGTCGCGATAGGCATATCTACTATTTGGTGAGGTTAAAAATTTTGGGAAAATTTTGAACGTTTCTTGCAAAGTGGGTTGCACTTTGGAGGAAAAGTCAACTGCTTAAGCAGTTGGAATAGTTGGCCAAACTGGATTAAATGGGTCTTCCGTATTCGCAGGAAGATCGCGAAGCGCTTGACGATAGACCTTCCATTCATCAATCTTTTCTTGTGGAAAGGGTGAATCGGATATACTCACAATCCAATCACACTCTGCGAGACGCTTATTGCGTTCTTGGCGGAGTTGTTTTAAACCTTCGGTTTGTAATTCTTGGTTTACCAATGCGACAAATTCTGTGGTCGATATCTTTTTTGGTTCCGGGAAAGAATCGTAATACTGTTCAAAATCGTCATCACTCTCGTACGTATGAATAAGATTTGTGTTTTCGAATAAAAGTCGTCTGATTATTTCTACACGACTATTCATATACTATTGCCGTACATATAAATTAGTTGCTCGCACCCACGCGTCCGAATCGTATCGCGAAAAATCTATACAGTGATCGAACTTCATCCCTCGATAAAAACCGGGGAATAAATATACACGGTCCTAGATGTTGATCGGTTACACCGTTGTCCCCAGTGGACGCGAATCCGGCACCGAATCTAAGTATATTTGGTGGTTCTTGATACGGCTGATGCCCGTTCTGAGTACCGGATCCACCAGTGTTGCCACTAAAATGGTGTCCATCACCAATACCCGCCTGCTGATGTCCAACTAAACGCTCGTTTTGGTATATCATTTTATCACAATTACCCGCTACACCGTTGTTATGGTAATACGCAAATGTCATACAGTTCCATTCTATTCTACGACTCATCCCTGTAGCCGTTCCCACGTCTATATCGTTACCATACATACCAGCGCGGATGCGACTACCATCTGCACCTTGAAAATGAAGTCCCCTGTTCATATTCGAAGTTCCGTGTCCGAGAATTTTCCACCCCGCTAAATTATCGTTGGCGTTTGGTTTCATCCAAACCATAGCTGTCCAATCGCGACGCAAGTCGACATTATTATTCGTCGCTATCCAACTAGCACTACTGTTTTGAGCCCAAAAATGATTATACTCCGTAATCCCAGTCTTTGTTCCGTCGTAATTACCCTTTATATCCCTTACCGTATTATTCATAAATTCTGTGCGATCTTGACAATCCGCGCGCGATGGATCGTAATATATTTCAGCTTCTTCGAGTAAAACGTGATCGAGTGTTCCGTTTATGAATAGCTTCTCTACGTGTAAACTACTAGAAATTATAGCATCTCCGAGTACATCTAAAACGGATCTTGGTTGATCAGTACCTACCCCCAAACGTCCTGCTTTTAAGGTTAACGATGTGTTAATATCCTGAAATTCTTGTTTTTGGTATGCGTATAATTGGTATATCTCGTCTGAAATGAGAGCCCGGTTGAATAAACGAAAATTTGCGATTGAACCATCATAATACGCGCTAGTATTCGGGGTATTAGTGCTTGTACCTTGGGTACCTATGATAAGATGAGCTGTAGAACCAATAGCAGCCGTAGTACCAGATCGTTTACTCGCTAGCAATACACCGTTTTTATAAAGTTCAACCTGACCCGTAGGTAAATCATAGGTCGCCGCTAAATGCGTCCATTTAGAATCTTCTCTCTCACCAAAAACATCTAAATTATTATTTCCGTATATATACGCTCGTATGGCTCCATACGATTGAAGAGTGATACCAAACGCTGTATCGGTTGTACTCGTCTGACCTCTCCCGAATTGAAATATACAAGAATTAGTGCTTGCATACGCTTGTGGGTCTGGTTTTATCCAAACCGCCGCCGTGTACGTTTGGGATCCGGAATACCCAGTTCTTGTGTTAGACATAAAAGTTGAGTTAAAGACAAATACGTTATTCGCTACAGTCGGGGGCGACGGTGAAGAAGCATTCACGGCTGTACCCGAAGATTTACGATCGGATACCGTAGTTGCCAATCCCGGTGTTTCGAACTTAGCGTCATAATAAACATCTAACCATTCGTGTGTAGGAATATTTGAAATGGATTTTATGGTGACGTTTGTGCCGTGAGCATCTGGATCGTATTCCGGTACACCGAAAATTCTCCACTCACCAATACCAGCGAAGGTGGCGCAGTTATTCCTATGTATGATAAGAGCAAACGTATCGTAGTATCCACTGACGCTAAAATCGTCGACTACGTACTGTTGGTATATATGATAGGGTGTAAAATTTTGAATTGTACCGACAGCTACCCACGTAGTACCACCATCATTGGATGCCCAGATTTCTCCATCTTTTATACACGATTTGAGTCCTTGGTTACTATTCGCCGATTCGGGGCGTGGTTGAACGGTAAACTTTACAGGATTTATTTTTTCGGGTAACACGATTTGTACGTATTCACCCGTGAGTGATCCACTATGAAGTTGTGCCGATAGAAGATAATCACCGTTGCCCGTACTATATCCGGTTATTCCGGACGTTGGTGTAAGCCATGCCCCGGATGGATTGTTAGAATTAGTAGGGGGTGTAAACGCACCATAATACGTTAGACCAGCGCTATACTCATTACTACCAGAAACGGTATATCCTTGATTTGATCCGTTTGCAGTTAACACGACCTTCGGATATTTGATTATCTTCTTTGATCTATGATATTCAGTAACGACATTTGAGTTTAAATTAATGAATGCTGTATTATCCGTGTTTCTGATGAGATCGACGTTGGACTCGATCGTCGTGATACCCGTAAGTAAACTTCCATCACCTATAAACTTACCCTGCGTTTCCACATTGCCTGTCGCGACGAGACCCGTCGTAGGGTTTGTAAACTGGACGGTATTCGAAGTCGTGTTCCCGAGATTTACGGTTTGTTCGAGTGCATTCGTGGCCATGGCCAATTCCACCGATCCTAGCATTAAAGTCCCACCTACGTTAAGGTTAGACGTGGTAGTCACACCCGTCGTGACGTTGGTAAAATTTACCGTCCCGGGAACATCGGACGCTGGGGGCGCAAACTCTATAGCACCGAGTTTCATCACGTCGGTATGAACGTTCCCTGAAACTTTTAGATGCGCATTATTGATATTGAGAACCGAGTTCTCGTGCGTCACGTAATACGACATATCTATTATGTGTCGAGAGTATTTTCTTGCAAAGTGGGTTGCACTTTGGAGGAAATGTTTAATCAATACGTACCCAAGAAATGACCACCGAACGTCACGATACTACAGTTAACTGTACCACCGTCATTCCGAGGGAAAATTCCTTCGTCTACATC